ACGGATTGACCGCTCAGACTTGCGAACCCACTGCCAACCAACGCTCTACCTGAACCAGAGAATCGACACTCAACCGCTTGCCTTGAAATATTGAACTCCCAATCGTACCCTTTCAGACTCGGCTCCGTCAGAAACGCTGTGTTAATTGTGTTTATGTTCATTGCTGTCAATATCGTACCACTCACTGAAACACCAGACGTATAATCTCCAGATGCGAAATTAACTTTCGCCACACCGTGCTTAAGCCTCGATGCTGTCCACTCCAGTATCTTACCCTCTCTGATGTCAAACGCAGCAACGTAGTTACTTACACCGACCATCGAAATCGCCTACTTTATGTCTCTCAGTTTGCCTTGACCATACATATTTCTGCATACAGTTTGTCCAACTACCCTGTACACACCACGTACTATGAACTTGTTCAGTAGCACATAATCTCTGCTCTCAAAGTATTCCACAGGTCTTAATACGCTAAGTCCCAATCTTGGAAAGCCGTACCCTTCAGGGTCAGATGTATCTAATGCATAAATGTTGCTCAGTGAACCAGCCACACCTATTGGACAATCAACCGACTGTACAATCGGTATGTTATACAACGAAGCAATATTTATTCCAGTCTCAAGCCCTGCAGCCGTTTGGATACCATTAACACCGAACTGTGCTTTAGTCTCGCTCATAGGTGAATACCTTACAAAACTCATGTACAGTCCCAACAGTGTTGCATACGTATCGTAACCTGTCAACAGAACGTTTGTGTTTCCACCTCTTGTCCTAGTATTCTGTAGCAAAGTCCTAATCAAACTATCAGTCAAATCTCTTGTAGCCGATGCATCGTTCACATAAGCGTTCTTCCACGCAGTTGTCCTGTCAGTTATGTCAAATACCAGTTCCCATCCAGAAGTGTGTCCCTGTTCTCCGTACTTTCCAACAACCCTGTCCAATGTCTGAAATGCACCAGAAGTATTAAACGCAGCACCCAACTCAGCGACTTTGTGCAACAGTTGTTTATTCAGCAATTTAACAAACTCTGTACCTATCTCAGCACGTACCTGATGAGCAGCACCCCAAATGTCGTCCGAACTAACTGAGGACAATGCTTCCATAACATCACTAACGTCAAACACCTCAGCCTGTACTTTTGGCGCAACAGCTATCGTCTCAATGTCTGGATACACCGAAGCAGGTAAATCACCAGTCTCAGTCAATGCTATCGAATAGTCAGCACTCAAAGCCATCAACGTTTTTACACGCCAACCGCTCCTCACCCATGTAGTCTTAGGCAGTAATCCCCAGACGTTTGCCTCCATGTTCAGTTGCGACCACAGCAAAGCACCATAAACCTTAGTCAACACGTTAGATGCAGCAGTCGAAATATCACCAGCAGTCTTCATTACGTCAAGCAAGTCACTATGCAGTACGAACGGATGTTGTGTTGCCCCTGTATAGAACAACTCTATATCTTCAATCGTCAAATATCTTGCACTCATGCTCTATTCCCTCTCATTTCAAATACACGTTTCCCTGCAATATAAGGCTTTACGTTCCCCTTAAGAATGTCCTTTATCAAAACATCAGCCGGGTCTTCGCCCATCGTAGACTTACGCACCTCAACATCAGGTCTTGTCGTAGTAACTGGCTTCACTTTCCTTGATTTAGCTTTGATAACATCAACGATCTTCTTTGGAACAGCAGTCCTCTTGCCCTTAAAGGCTTCCAACCCCTCTTCAGGAGCAGACCCTTCAATCGGCGCTTCCTCTGTAGCAGAATCAGCATATGGATGCTCTACAACTTCCAAATCTTCCTGCACATTGTCGTCAGCTACTTCCTCAGCTCCAGCCTCTGTTGCAGCAGGTGGTTCACCTGACGGATCACCAACATCGTCTTCCAGCTTGTTCTCTGCAGTAATAGCATCTATCCCTATCGGAACTGCTTTCTCAATGAATGTCTTTACTTTGTTCAGCGTTTCCTCATAACCTCTTTGCGCATCTTGACCAGACGAAACAACAGTCGCCAAATCAGTTATGGCAGTTTGCATATCTGCAAGTGCTTTGAATACAACATTGAACTTGTCATCTAATCCATCCAGTTGTGGTGTAGCAATCTCTTCAGTTGCAGATTGATTTTCTTCAACATTACTCA